TGCACCGATCTGCGCATCGACATAAGCCTTGATCGACTGCTGGGTAGCCAGCTTGGTGGCGCTGTCAGACGCCATATTGTCCTCATCGAGGACGCCATCCACTGTAGTCGAGCTGTTGATATTAAGGCTGGTAGACGCAGTAAGCGTCGTGAATGCACCGGTGTTAGGCGTTACATTACCAATTGGGGGCGGAGCCGACAGGTCATCACTAATCAGTACAAAGTCTGAGCCATCCCATGCCACCAGAGCAGAACGCCCTGCGTTAATCGTACATCCCGTTGTAGCCGAAGCCTTGACCACCACAGCCGCATTAGACTGGTTATCAACGATATAAGCCTTGCTGGATCCGGGAGCGATAATGTTTCGGCTCACACCGGGCGTACCAGTCGGGATCAGAATAGCTGATCGGGCTTCATTCGTGGTGCCTGCACCTGTAGTCGATAGTGTCCAATCCGCAGAAGTAACATCGGCTGTCGATGTACCAGCAATAGCATCTTCAACCAGCTCAGTGATGCTGGAGTTAACCACTTGCCCCCATGTACCTGATAGTTCACCTGTAGTCGGGAGCGCAAAACCTAAAAGTGTAGTGTAATTAGTTGCCATTTTTAATCCTAGCTCATGTTAGCGTTTCGACAGGTTGCCAATCAGATACTTCATTTGTGTTTACCGGTTGCCACGTTGGGTTAGCCGACGTATTCAATGCTTGCCAATTAGACGTTTCAGCGGTGTTAACCACATCCCAAGCGGAGCCGCCCCATACGGAGATGCCCCAAGCACTTGAACCCCAACCGGTATCTACTACAGAACTCATATCAACCTATCCTTATCACTGCGTTCTGGTTGTCAGCTACAGGAAACTGTATAACGAAATCGCCACCGCTTGTTGTCTTGTTACTACCAAAATCAATCACGGCAACCGCCGGATTAGTAACCCCATCTGCCTTGTATATTAACGCACCACGAGCCGTTATGGAACTCGCTACCCACGTCACATTGGAGAACGACAAATATGCAACACCGCCCGACACAGTCGGGTTAACAGAAATTGTTAGCTCTTCGCCCCCGGCGGTATACCCCACACCCGATGATTCATTTGTAGCAGAGTAGGTAGCCGTGCTGGTATTTAACGTAGCGTTCTCGTTGTACAGGGCGATCTTGAACGTCTGGGTGGTATCCGAACTAAAATCGAACTCCCCATTAAGAAGCCCGACCTTAAATGAGTTGACTAGCCCTGAAGTAATCATAATAAGCCTTACGAAACTGGTATCTTAAATTGCCCACTTCTGTAGCTATCTTGCCTTTCCTTCCCGTCACCGAGCATCTTCAACAGTGCAACCGACTGAGCGTACATCTTCTCGTACAGCCCGATCATCTCAGCATCACCCTTGATGAATCTTATTGCCTCCAGAAGGGCACCGTTAAGCAAGGCTGAATCAAAGTTATCACCAAGCCATGTTGTGCCCGCAGTAACGATCGACTCAGGGTAATAAAAGTAGTGTAGCTCGACGTTGTAAGTTGAGTCAGGTGTAGGACCGAGGATAAAGCTAATTTCATCGGTAATAACGGGTGGAACGGCGTTGGTGGTTGTGGGTCCGAATATCGCATAGTATTTAGGTAGTCCTTGCGTACTTGCGGACGGATACGCCTCACGGATGAAGTTAACGTCCTTGTTTAAGAGGTAGCTAAAATCACCGTCTCCATCAATCACCGCCAACGAGAACACCGACATGAAATCATTCGGTGCCGATAAGTACTTATTGCCGGAAGTCAGCACAGCGTTGACGTTTTTACGTAGTGCGGCAAACTGAACAGAGTTGTAGATCTTCTGCTCAGCCTGCTGGGTGAACATAGCGAGTTGATCCGCCGTAAAGGAGTTCTCTACGATGTCCTGAATATTTGCAGTCAAGTCGCTATAGTTCATAGTTTATCCTTAAGCCATTGGACCACGAGCGCGTGTGCCCTTTGTAGCCGCGCCAGTACCACGGATTTTTACACCCCCACCTGCGGCGTACTTCTGCCCCTTGTGCATGGTCTTGACGTGCTGAGCAACCTCTTGCTTGGCTTCCTTGTCAGCGATCTGTTTTAGTTTTGCGGTCTTCTTCATGATTACACCGATACGGTTACGTTGCCTACAAACCCAGTCATCTGGTAACCAAACACTGGGACTAACTGCGCTCTACTTTCAGGGTATTCCGTAAAATCTGGTCGTGGATTCCGAATTGCCTGTGGGTCGTCCACGGGGAACATACCTAATTTCAACTGCGGATGGTCGGGTGACCAGCATTCCTGACACGCCAATAAGTTCACATTCTTGGTCTTAATAATCAGTTCACGCAGTTGACGTAGTTTATACCGAAAGCCACAAATATCACACTGGGCAATCGCATTACGGTTAGATGCGAAACGATTACTCATAACTACCTCGGGCTAAATATACGAGGCACAAACCGTACTGGTGCCTTCTCGCGATCCTCTTGCGCCGCTAAATCGAATTGTTGCTCATACTCAGCCTTAAGCATAGCGACCCGGTTAGGATCAACATCAGGCAACTTCATCGATAAATGAAACGCTAGCCCCGCTACCAACGCAGGGAGGAATCGGAACACAACATCTGGCGTATTAGCCCCACTACCCGCATCATCAATACGTCTCATGCGCCAGTACTTAAACACATAATACGGAGTGCCAGAAGTGCCTTGATCCGGCACAGGCCATACGGTGATCTTTGGGTTGTCTCTGAGCCGCTGTACCCATACCTGAATAGGTCTCCCCTGAGAAGTCTTATTGGGGATAGTGGCGTATGTGGAGACGCTAATACGTGAGATGTTGATATCTGTCTGTGTGGCACCGCTACCGGTGCGAATAACGTGCTCTAGTACATCAATCGTGTCTGCGGGTAGGTCGTATGTCGCTACGCCTTCTTCGAGGTTGACTGTGCCTTCCTCGATTGTCCACATGTTAATGCCACGATTTTGGAACTCAATGGTCATCAAGTTCATGGAACGCCGAGCAGTACGCAGGTCGTAACCCGTGCGCATCTCTTTACCGCAACGCTCAAATGCTTCTTCAGCTATTTCGGCGAAGTCTAGATTAAACGCAGTCGTTCCTGATACGGTCATTTTTTCTTCCTTGCCATTCTCATGTTATCCACGAGATTTGGATAAGGTCTACCTGCGGCTTTAGCCCCTGCTTTAGCAGAAGCTTTTTGCTTGGGTGTTAGGGGCTTAGACTTCTTCTTGGGGTTGGGCTTATCCCATACCTGACCACCCTTGGCGTACATATCGAACGTATCACCGTCCTTACGCTTACCTTTTTTGGGTAACTTGGATTTGGAAATAGCGCCCATCCCGCGAGAAGCCATCATTAGATCATACGCCCTTTGGTTTTACCGCGCTGAGCGCATCCATCAGCACGTTTGGAAGCAGAAGATTTAGCCTTGACCTTACCGCCCTTCTTCATCGGGCTCGGGGGTACTTGCTTTTCCATCATGCGCTGGCGCTTCTCTTGCTCCATCTCACGCATCTTTTCTTCCATCATGCGACGTGCTTCCGGCGAGATCTTATCGAGCTCTTCATCCGTTTGTGGGGGTGGCGGGCGACGTGTAATTGGCGGTTGTGGAGGAGCCACCAGATCACCGCTAGCGTATTTTTTAGTGTTGCACTTCATCAGATCATCCGTCCTTTAGTTTTACCACGTTGGGCACATCCGTCAGCGCGTTTAGACACTGAACTGCCTTTAGCTTTAACTTTACCACCTTTCTTAAGCCCTTCCAGATCCCGCTTTTCCTGCTCTTGCTGGCGCATCATCGCACCTCTAGGCATTAGACGAGGACCGCCTTCACCACGATTGCTCATTGCTTCTGAATAAGGTGTTGCCTTAGAGCGTTCAATCTGACCACGACGTGCTTCGGTCTCTAAACCACTATAGGGTGACTTAGGCGCAGGGGTCATGGCTTTCGCAATATCCCCGATAGGACCACTCTTCTCGAACATCTTTTCCCGAGCGGCGGCGGCTTTATCTTTTGGGCTTGCTGGCGGCTTCATACCTTTAGTACGCTGGTACTCAGGTTGTTCCGGCACAGCCGATCCGTACTTGGATTTAGTTACTTCCTTAGCGACCTTATCAGCTTCGCCCATTTGTTTCACGACGGGATTCGCCTTAGCCGCTTCTTTCATCGGAATGACTTTGGGTTTAGCCGCTGCTTTGGATTTAGCTTTTGGTGCGGGTGTAGCCGCTGCTGTAGGAGCCGACTTCTTGGCTTCTTGTTCAGCAAAGTACTTCTTTGCGCGTTCACGCACATCATCACCAAACCTAGCACGACCTTGACGAATCCCAGTAGCCATTTACATCACCTTGCAGGAAGTGCGCCCTTTCTTTGCGATGCCGTCAGCGCGTTTAGAAACAGAACCGCCAGCAGCCATCTTAACCATCTTGCCTTTGGTCTTGCCTTTCGTTTCAACGCCGCCGCCACGAGCCATCTTAGCTTCGGCTTTCTCATGTTTAATCATGGACTTCGGAGCGCCTTTCTTCTTCATGAAGTCCAGCTCTTTCTTGACCATTGCTTTTGACTCTTTCATATCGCCACCTTGTTTGAATTTTTTGCCCTTACTCTTCTCAGAGTACTCTTTTGC